TAAAGGAAATTCGTGGCAACGCACTAACTGTTGTTGGTACACTAGCAGAAACATCGTTAGAGTTAGGAACAGATAGAGACAATAACGAAATTATTAAAGGCTCAATTAGAGTTCAAGTTAAGCAAAATGACAAAGTAAATGTAATTACACTAAATGTGTATAACCGTAAGCTAACTAAAAAGGGAACTGTAAACAAGCTTTATGCCGGTATGAAGACGGTTATGGAGCAATATGTTTCGCTACAAGACGTAAATGGCGATGAAGAAAAGGCAGACCGAGTTAGCGTTAACGGAGATTTGTCATACAATGTATATTCCCCAGATGGTCAAGCCGTTAACGAATCAAATCGTTTTCGAGCGACTACCGCCCATCGTGTAAATGATAAGAATGATTTAACAGATGGGGCATTTGGCCAAATTCCGGCAGTCATTGAGAACTATGAAGAAGAACTAGATAGTGAAGATAAGCCAACTGGATTATACAAGGTTAAGGCGTTGACCGTAGGATATAATGGTCGCGTTGGCCGTGTTATGGACTTAAAGGTTAAAGATGATTTGATTGGTGACATGCAAGGCTTCTTCCCAGAAGGAAGCACTGGTATGCTATATTACAACATTTTAAATTATGTTATCGTTAAGAAACAAAACGTTGATAGTGATGGCGGTAGTTCATTTGGTCAAATTCATGAAGTTGTTCAAACCAACTCATATGTTCGTCAACTGCTAGTAATTGGTGGTAAACCATTAGACAATAGCGACTTAGATTTAAGTGAAGAACAAGTACAAAAGGCTCATGAAGAATTGCGTAAACAACGTACGGAAGCAATTTCACGTTCAAATGGTCAAACTTCTGTGCCAGCTCAAAATAGTTCTCGTAGTGGATTCAGTAGTGACAAGAAGAGTGGAACATCTAACCCATTTGCCAATAATGGCAAACAAATTGACATTTCTGATGATGACCTGCCATTCTAAGATTAAGTTGTAAAAGCGAAAATTAAACGTAATTCAAAATAGGAGTGAAAGTATAAAATGATTGATTTAACTAAAATTGCTGCAAATAAGGTTTCTACTGACCCATCAAGTTATAGCTTATTGCTATATGGGCCATCTAAGATTGGTAAGACAACGTTCGTAAACGAATTGTTTCCACGAGTTTTGAACATCATGACAGAACGCCGATATGGTGCGCTAGATGGTGCGATGGTTCAATACATCTCCACTTGGGGTGAATTTAAGCAAGTTCTGTCACAATTGAAACGTAAAGAAGTTCAAGAAATGTATGACGCAGTTTCAATTGACACTGTCGAAAATCTATATCGTTATGCAGGTAAGTTTACGGCTTCTCAATTTGACGAATTCAGTGTTGGTGATGGTGATGTTGGTTATGGACGAGACCATACCCGACTTAGTGAAGTCTGGTTCCGAGGATTAAAAGAACTAGAATCGTTGCCATACACTAACATCTTTGTATCACATTCCACTGAAAAGATTGTTAAGGTTCCATATATTGACTCTAATGAAATGAATGCAATTCCTGACGCCGTATTGTCTCAATCTAACGATGGAAAACAGATGGTTGAATTTACTAAGATTTCCCCAGACTTAAAAGAAAAAGGACTATCTCCGGTTACTAAGATGGTTGATAACATTTTATATGCGGAAAACAACTTGGTAGATGGAGAAGAACAGCGTGTATTGCATTTACGTGGAACACTTCAATACGAAGCTGGTACAACGTTTAAGGGGGTTAAGCCAATTATTCCGTTTAGTGCAGAAGCATATAAACAGGAAGTTGCACGAGTTCTTGGAAGTAAGTATGACAAGACGACTGAAAAGAAGATTCTACATGCTGACGCTAAAGATGTTCAATATGACTTCTCTGAATTGCTGGAAAAGACCAAGGACGTTGCAATCTTGTTCCAAAAGAATAACGATATTAAGACGTTAACAACAATCGTTGAAAAGACCTTAGGTAAGGGTCACAAGGTTAACGAACTTTCTGATAATCGCTCAGAAGATTTGGCAATTATCTTGTCAGAATTAACTGAAACTGCGGAAAAGAAAGGGTACTAGAGGGAGAGCTTAATGGCAACTTATACTGACAATAAAGGTAAAACTCACGAAATTGATGATGTCGGTCTGAAAAAGGCCGCTAAATATAAAACTGAATTACAGAGAGATAATGGGCGCGCCAATTGGGGTAAAGTAGCCCGTTTGTTACGACAAGACGGATATGACGCGAAACAGTGTGAAGGATTCCGTCAATTGATTAAAAGATACCAGTATAAGACTGGCACAATCAATTCTGTTGAACAGCAACGTTCTAATGAACTAGACCATAAGCGCAACGCTATCGACAAAGAAATTGATGAAATGTTACTTGAAAAGCGAGAGTTGCAATTAATGCGGCGTGAATTTAACAATAGTCGCCGTGATTATGCTGACATGGAATTATTTAAGCGTGATGTAAAACTTTCGCTAAAAGGCGGTATTTCTGTTGTTCCTAGTGAACTAGACAATTGTGTGCCACTACCAACAAGTGGTGGAAATGTTTTAATTGTGTCTTTGTCTGATATTCACATTGGAGCAAGAGTAGATGTTGATGGCTATGAGTATAACGAATCAATCGCAAAAGATGAATTATCTAAGTATGCAGACAAGATTATTCAATACGCTAGTTTTTCTAATCCGGGCACAATCTATATTGAAAATTTAGGAGACAGCATTGAAGGTGCCTACATGAGATATAACCAGTCCTATGAAATCTCATTAAAGCTATCTGAACAAATTAATACAGCAATCAAGTTAGTCTCCGAATTCATTATCAATATTGCCAGCAACACTGGCGTTCCAGTAATTTATTCTGGTATCTTAGGAAATCATGATAGGGCAAACGGAAACAAAAAAGATAATTTACCAGATGACGGTTTCTCAACGGTGTTAAATGAAGCAATTAAGATGATTATTGAACAAACTGATTACGATATTAAAGTAAAAGACCCTGATAAAATTACGGAAGACCACATCAGTGTCAATGGTGCAAACATTAAGTTTGTTCATGGCGACTTACAGAATATTTCTAAACCAGAAACGATTGCGATTGCTAGTCAGTTCGACAATATTAGATATAGCGCTTTGGTTGGTGGTCACTTCCATAGTCTATCGGTTCATGAAGAGTCTGGACTTGTTATTCAATCTGGTTCTATTATTGGCCCCACAAGCTATTCAGAGCGTCTGCATTACCGAGCTTCACGCTCACAGGTAATGCTAGACGTAAGCAACGATGGAACAATTACACCATTACCAGTAATGTTATAAAAACCGTTAAATCGGGGATAAGGCGTCTTTTGACGACCTAATAAAAATAGGAAGAGGTTTTAGTTTTGCAAAATACAAACAGCGTTAATGATTTAGGTTACAATCCAGAGTCAGTTAGTCGGGTGTTTAATTGGCGGTGGTATAAGAATCAAATGTCAGGATGGACTAAGTCAAGCTACATTTTGTTGGTGGCTGGTTGGTTATTCCTACTATATGTTGGCCTTGGTCACGGGATTACTGGTTTGGGTGTAACCTCAACAGTTGCTGGGCTAATCGGGTTCACGTGTACGTTAAGTATTACAAATGGACGACCAATTAACGGTGTGTTAGGCTTTGTATCTGCTATCATGTTAATCTATGTAGCATTAAAGACTGGGAACTTTTCTGACATCATTATGCAAGGGTTCTATATCTTCCTGCTAGATCTACCAGTGTTGCTTAATAAGACTTGGAACAATGGTAAGGATTTAGAACCACGGAAGATGAACGTTAAGTTTGCTTGGCAGACATTATTAACTTTTATTGGATTCTTCATTGTGACATATGGGTTAGATACAGTTATCTTAACTAGCCCTCGGCCAATTATTGACGCTTTGTCGGCAACGATTGGCTTGACAGGTGCTGTATTGACGGTTCGCCGCTTCCGTGCTTCATATTATTTCTGGTTCGCACAAGGTATTAGTTCAGTTGCCCTATGGTTAGTAACCGCTATGCAAGGAGAAGCCGTTTGGGTTCTATTCTTTACCTATATGTTATACATTCTTAATGACTTAGTAGCATTCTTTGATAGCAAGTGGTTTTCAAAAAATAAAGTAGAAGAAAAATAAATTAATATCTTGACATTATCCTAGTTATCACGTATAATATAATACGTAGATAGCTAGGATTTTATATTTGAAAGGAAAGTGATTGTAATGGATAATGAAGAAGAATATATTAGAGAGTTAGAACAACAGGTTGATGACCTTGAAGCAGAGAATGAGTCACTTAGCGATGAGCTTGATATTAGTGAACAAGATGTTCAGGAGCTGGAAATTTCTTATGATTCTCTTGAACAAGACTATGACGCTTTGTACAAAGAAAATAGTGAGCTAAAGGAAAAAATTGATAATAACAATATTCCTGAAATTATTAATGATATTCAT